CGGGCGGTTTGCTTCCGTGTTCTGAGTATATTGGTCGCGTAATTTCTGGGTTGTTTCCCTTGTATCCTTCCAATCCCTCGCTGTCGGCGTCGGCCATCCCGCCGTCTTGTATTGCTCTGACGGCGGTACTGGCTTGCCCATTAGGTAGCCCGTCATTCGGCTTGACTCCCCGCACTCGTCTGTCACTGGCGTCGGCCATCCCGCTTCCTTCATTCGCGGTGACGGTTGGCCCATGTAGGCGTTCAGATGTTCCGGCAATGGACTTTGCGGCATGTGATCGTTCGCTGATGTTGTCGGCCACCCGGCTGGCAGCGCCTCCTCCGGTGATAGGCTGTCGCAACCCTTGATGAACTCCGGCGACCTCGGCGGGTTGCCGCGCGCTGTCGGCGTGGCCCACCCACCATAATCTTTGCCTGATGTGCGGCGCCCCGACGCCCGCAGCCGGTAGATCGGCGGCCCCGACGGCATATCGACTGCTTTCCAGATCAGCGCGAACTCCAGCGAGCCATTCAAGTCCAAGTTTTGAACCAACCTGTTCTCCAAAGACCGTTGTAGGTTGGCACTCGGCGATGAGGCCGTAAAAAGCGGGCCAGATGTGTCGTTCGTCGGCATGGCCTTTTTGCTGTCCCGCGCTCGAAAGCGGCTGACAAGGACATGACCCGGTCCAGACTTCTCTGTCGTCGGGCCATCCTGCAAGTCTGAGGGCGCGGGACCATCCGCCGATCCCGGCGAAGAAGTGAACTTGTCTGTATCCTCTGAGGTCGTCGGCGGGAACATCGAGTATTGATCGCTCATCAACGTCCCCCTTTGCGATCAGGCCGTCCGCGATCAGCTCTCTGAGCCATGCCGCGGCAAAGGGTTCGAATTCGTTGTAGTAGGCGGTCATTCTTCATCTGCCGCCAACTCGCCAGCCAATGCCTTGTAGCCACAGCCGTCCGTATAGTTGTCCATTTCCTTTGGACTGGCGTTCGTTCTACAGGTCTTGGCCCAATCAAAACACAGACCGACCTTGTAGATTGGAATTTCAACTCCAAGAATGACTTCCCAGCCCTTCGCTATATTGGTGAAGTTTTCTTTCGCGTCGCCATGCTGCTTATGGCGGTCGCCAGAAATCAGGCTGGACGCTTCTTTTAAGATCCGTTTCCGCGCCTTCATGCCAAATCTTCCTTGGCGATATTTTTGGCGGCGTGAATTTTCAGCGGTGTGATTTTCACCTGTACGCAATCCCGGTAGCCGTAGGATTTTTTGATATCCATTTCGGTAATCTGGGAATCGTCTTCGTAGACGATCCCATTCAGCGCATCGCTGATTGCCTTGCCAAGATTGTCCAGATCCGGTCGGTGTGTATGGCCTAGCAGCCCAGCTTGTGCGGCCAGCCGTTTCCATGTCGGCCACGAAGCCGGAACTCTGAAACATGCCATCACCTCCATTTTGACTGCACCGCCTAGCGGCGGCTTGCTCTGCATTTCGCGTCTGGCGATTTCAGCAACGCGGTCTTCATACTGTTTGGTTTTTTTGGGCGTGTAGGTACGCCTCCTTGAAAACCGCGGACGGCCCTTTGCGACGGGTTCAGACCAGATGATGAAGACAACCGGATCGCGCATTACTCCGGCAGATCCATAAAATCATCGGCAGTGACGTGGCCGTGGGTCTGTTCCCAGATCCGCGTCATGATTTTTTTCGTGGGGAAGCGGTCGCCTGCGCAATATCTGTTTACTGCCTGACGGCTGGTGCCAATCTGGCGGGCGAAAGCTGCGCGGGTGGTGGAATTTTCTTCAATGAAGTCGGTCAATTTCATGGCGCGACCATACGCACCTAAATGGTGCGGGTCAATTATAAAATGTCACCAAATTGGCGACAGACAAAAAATAATACTACATCTATGATTGACCATGAAAAATCGAATCAAGGAATTCCGCACGACGAGGGGCTGGAGCCAGGAAAAATTAGCCCAGTCTGTAACTCCTGCATCCACACGTCAGCAAATCGCCCGACTGGAAACCGGCCAGCGCCGACTGACCATGGAATGGCTGACCAGGCTGGCTACAGCATTACATTGCGCACCAGCGGATTTTTTTTCTGGTACTGAACAACCGCCTTCAATTCCTTCTGGTACAGTCGCCATGGTGCAAGAAGTCGATGTTTTTGCGAGTGCGGGCGCCGGTAGTGTTATCGACCATGAGAATGACGGCCAGCAGTGGGCTTTCCCCGCCGGTTGGGTGCGGGCTGAATTATCCGCTCCCGTTTCTGATCTGCGTATCATCACCATCGAAGGTGATTCCATGCAATCGGAACCGTCTCGGCGCGGAGACTTAGATCCTGGCGATAAGGTGATCGTAAACATCGCCGCCAGGTCGCCAACGCCGCCAGGCATTTTTATTGTCCATGACGGTATCGGTCTGGTCGCCAAGCGGGTGATGTTTCTTTCTGGTAGTGATCCCCATGCCGTTCGTCTTGTTTCGAATAATTCCGAATACCCCGACTACGAACTCACTGCTGAAGAAGTTCACATCATTGGTCGCGTGGTCGGACGCTGGCAGCGTCTATAAAAAAATGGCCCGATGCACCATGATTACTCCGTAAACAAATAGGGTATTTAATTGCGGAGGGATGGAGCCGGGGTATTTCCCTGCAAAAGTCCCCTGCAAAACTCTCTTTTTGCCCGGAAGTTTTGCCGGGAGAACCGGGCTAAACAAATAGGCTATTTAAATAGGCAGGTTTTTTTATTGCCGTCCCGATGCTCCCCTGATCTGTCACCATTTTGGTTTTTATATCTTGACTTGTCACCATAATGGTGCGCATGATGCGACATGCACCAGGAAATCACAGCGACATGGCGACACTTTGTACAGACGCGCCTAGACGACGTTCTCAATGAAATCGACTACCTGGACGCCGGAGAAACCACCTACAGCAACCGCGATACCCGCGACCGGATGAAACAACTCTGGGAAGCCAGAAATGTCTTCCGCCGCGAACTGGCGCTGCTGACGCCTGACGAGGCCGCCTGATGACTGACGGGGTTTACCATCGCGGCTACCTGCCGATCGACTGCGGCGATGAAGCGCGCCGGAAAACGGACCTGACAGAAGAACAAAGGTCTCTTTGTGAACTGCGTGACGCCATGTGGCTCCGGTCGGAAAGAGGCCAGGTCCATCTTTTTCAGAAGCGCCATGGCGAACTTGATTACAGCTACATCGCCGTGGCCATCCCACCAACAGAGGTCAAAAAATGAAATCCGAATACGAGCCGCAGCTTGGCGATCAGGTTGTTTACAGCACTGATTACAAGCGCCGTGAAGGCCGAATTGTCGGTCGCACGGTTGAATTAGACCCGAAATTCAATGTGGAAATTTATGAAGCCATTTTGCCGAATACAGAAAAAAAGAAATTAGTTGTCACCAATGTGCCGATGACAGCGTTACGCAAAAAGGAACAGAAAAAATGCCCGACACAAAAGACGACGGCATCATTCACATTGACGACAGTCGCGTAAAGATCATTTGCCCAGAATGTCATGGCAACGGCTTCTATCGAGAAGTCGATGACCACGGTTCACTTGTAATCAAACAGTGCCAGCGGTGCGACAGCGAGGGTGAACTATGATCGCGCGAATTTCCCAGCACCTTGTTGAAGGTGTTCTTTTCAGCGTTGTCGTCTTGTCGCTAATTTTTTGGGCTGACATTTTAGAGACGTTGCTGAAATGACGGCAACCTCAGCACAATGGTCTTGTGCCTGCGGCTATAGCGGCGCCATGGGAGTGACGGATAGCCGCTGGTCTTTTTCACGGGACTGCGTACGCCGCCGTCGCGAATGCCCGAAGTGTCAACATAAATTTACGACGTACGAAACAACTGAATGCCAGCCAATTCTCACGTTGGTATCACCTGAGGAAAAACAACTTCTGGATTTCATTGGCACTTGGATGCAGCGGCATGACTAGCGCGCTTGAACGCCACAACATATTTTGGCTGTCATCATCTTCCTTGAACTTGGCAAGGGCGTCTCTGGCTCTGTGGATGCTTCAGTACCTGTACAAAATTCGCGGCCCTGCATCGCTTCATATGTATCGCGGGATTGCCGGCGAAGACGGCGTTGCCGCTGCGCTGGCCAACCCCGACATGGAAATCGAAGAAGCCATTGCCATCTCCGAAAGTGTTCTGAAAAGCAATACAACCGGCGGCAAGATCACCGGCAGCAAATTCGACCCGGATGAGGTTGAGAAGACGCGCCAGCTTCTGGCCGGATATTCAACCAGCCGCATGGAATACCCCGGCGTCGTTCGTAATGCCGTTGAAGCGTTGCGCCCATATGGCAAGCCATCGTCCGCCCAGGAACGCATTGAAGTCATGCTTGAAGGTGTGCCGGTGCCGATCACCGGCTTCAAGGATTTCAGCTATGACGACCACGGCGTTGATATCGATCTGAAATGCCCAGCGAAGTTGCCGTCATTCATGGCCGCGGATCACAGGCTACAGGGGTCAATCTACTGGGCGGCCAGCGGCAACCGGGCGCAGCGTTTTTGTTACGCCACCGCCAAGGAAGCACAAATTCTGGAGCTGGATGCCGATACCTGCCGCACATCATTGCGCACGGCAACGGGCATCGCGCAGACCCTTGAAAGATTTTTGTCCATTTCCAATGACCCCGCCGAATTGGCGGCACTGGTTATCCCTGACTATTCGGGGTTCCGGTGGTCAGAGCCGCAAATTGAAGAAGCACAGAAAATTTTTGGATTTTAACCCCAGAGCAAAGGAGAAAAGATCATGGGACTGGGACTGAATATTGGTAACAGTGAAGGGGGGGATTTTCTTCCCATAATAAAATTTGACGCCAGAGCCGGGAGATGGTCCCGCATAGACCGTTCGCAAGATGCGTCCGGAATATGGGGATCTGACGCTGTCGACATCACGGCGAGTTTTTCCGCTGCATTCGATGTCGCGGATTGCGAGGTCGGCTGGCTTAAATTCTATGAAGGCGTCAGCAAGGTATTGGTCCCCATGGGCGAGCCATTACCGCCGCAGACATCTCCGGATCACAAGCAGGGTTTTTCCATGACTGTTAAATTGTCTGCTGACTGCGGTGGCGATCTGCGTGAATTTTCCTCATCGGCAAAAGTGGTCTGCGCAGCGATGGATGCGCTGGTAGACAAGGTGGAAGCATCGCCGGAATACAAAGAGGCGAAAATTCCGATCATCGGCTGCGCAAGCAGCAATGCTGTCGTGACGAAAACGCCAGGGGGGACCACAACTAACTACGCCCCTGTTTTTGAAATCACCGGCTGGATCACCCGAGATCAATTCGGAACCCAGCCAGAACCTGCGGTTGAACAGCCAGCGGCAGTTGTGCCGCCGTCACCACCTCCTCCGGCTGGTGCGGTTGCCGCTTCACAGTTCTAACGGCAGTAGGGACCGGGCGGCGCTAACAACGCCGTCCGGTATTTTTTTATGAGATTAATCAACAAGCGGCAACTGGCGGATTATTTATCCGTCAGCCTAACGACCATTGGCCGCATGGCCAAAAGAGGTGAATTGCCTGACCCCATCAGACTGGGGCCGGGGATCGTCAGGTGGGATTTGCAAAAAATTGATTTATTGATCGATTCCAAATCAACAACAAGCGGGTATGATGATCCGGACATACAACTATTGAAAAAGGTGAATCATGGATAAACGACGGAAATATATTCTGGAAGGTTCTCTTGGAGCCTTGATCCAGGAATACCGCGCCAGCCCGGAATTTGACCGGCTGGTTGACGGAACCAGACAAGCCTATCTGAGATCGATAGATCGGCTGACGCCGCTATACCGCGTCAAGGTTGATGAAATCCGGCGGCGGCATATCATCACGCTCAGAAATCAGATCCGCCAGACCCCGGGCGCGGCAAATCATCTGGTTTCAGTTGTCAGCGTGTTGATGAAATTTGCGGTGATGATGGAGTATCGGGACGACCTGCTGGCGGGAATTGAAAAGCTGCCGATTGGCGAGCATAGCAGATGGTCAGATCAGGATGTGGAATTTGCCCTGGATAATTTTCCAGAGCATCTCAGGCGGGCTGTCGTTCTGGCCCTTCACACCGGCCAACGCGCCAGTGACCTGGTCAAGATGAAGTGGTCTGATTTTGATGGCGAAGGCATCACGGTCACCCAGAAGAAGACCGGCACCAGTTTGTGGCTGCCGTGCAATTTGGAATTGCGGCAAGAACTGGAAGCGTGGAAGGTGGACAGAACGACCATGACAATTCTGTCCAGGCCGAGTGGCCAGCCTTATTCCGCGACGGCGTTATGCGGTGCAATGTCAAAAATGATTGCCAGATGCCAGCCAAAATTACTTGGCTTGCGCTTTCATGGCTTGCGGATGACTGCCGCCGCCAAGCTGGCGGAAGCCGGTTGCTCTGTTCACGAGATTGCATCAATCACCGGCCACAAGAGTTTGCAGATGATCGAGCATTACACGGCTGGTGCAGACCAGATCCGGCGGGCAAAAGCCGCCATTGTAAAATTGGAACAATATTCGGCTAATTAAGCCATAACCCATTGATTTATATATGAATCATAACATGATTGATATCATGCGTTCATTATAAATCAAACACTTACGGGGCAATAGGCGCGCATGGCGTGTCTATTGCCCCCTTTTTGTTCTACTTGCCGGTTGCTCTCCTTTTCATTGTTGAACATTTTTACAAAAACTTAAATGGGGGTGAAAAAAGCCCTTGTAAAAACATTATATGCACCCATATAAAGGGTGTAGCAAAGGAGAAAATCGATGAAAAAGATCACTTTCAAAGGCAAAACCGAAAAGATCACCGCGCCTGAAGAGCGGTGCTTGCGCCAGATGGCCAGTAACGGCTTCGCAGCCGCAGTTTCTGATTTTTCGAGCCATCACCGCGGTGGCTGGCTTTCCACCGATTTGCCGCAAAATCCTGACCGGCTTGAGGCGCTGGGTATTCGCGTCGAATATAATCCGGCCAAAAGGCCATGGATTGTCGAAACCGCACCATCGTCGCAGGCTGAAAAACGAGCCGCTAGGCTTTTTGCTGCGAGGCCTCGCGTTCAGCAGGCCGCGGTCGGCAATCCCCGCCGGATCAACGCGATATTGGCACGGCTGGAAGAGAATAGCTAATCCCCGCCCCACCGGCCTAAACGGCCCTCTTGCCCCGATTTTAGAGCGGGGCATTTGGGGTGAAAGTAATTTGGAGAAGGTTATGGCCCTTAATAAAGAGATTGAAGTTTTCTATGAAAAACTTGCCAAGATCAAGGGCAAGACACCTGCCGATGAAGGCCGCAGAGCCGCCATAGAGGACGATATTGCGCGGTTGGAATTAAGGCGGAAAAAAGAAACCGGCGCCTTGGAAAACCGTTCCCATTTGGAAGCGCAATGGAATGACTGATCAAAAAAAACTTGGCCGTCCGGTGGGCAGCCATAAGTGGCCGCACCGCATCAACGTATATCTGTCAGATGAAGACCGCGCGTTGGTGGACAAGGCCCGTGGTGACGTTTCAATTTCGCGGTACGTCAGGGATGCAGTTGTGGCAAAGGCAAAGCGGCGGGTGAAACAGCTATTTCTTCGTCGCCCTTGCCCTGCTCATGGCCCGGTTTCCAAACCAGAACGAAATGATGCAAGCCAATAGCCCCATTTCTTCTTCCCCAAAGGCACTTTCCAGAGCCGTCGGCCAATCAACGTCTTGATTTGCAATCAGTGAGTATACCAAGCCCACCTCTACGGCTATAAATGTTCCCATGAAAAGATAGGTGATGACCGGCCTGACGCTGGCTTGAAGGGACACAACCCAGCCGCCATGTGCGGCCAGAGCCATGTCGTGTTCATAGAGTTTTTCCGTTTCTACTATATCAGCCTTGGCGTCCAGTTCCTGTAAATTCATGGTGGACAGAGCCTGAGCATACTGTGCCTTGGCTGCCAGCATGGCTAATTCCTGTTTGTTGGCTTGGCCCTGCCTAAAAAAACCGAGAATCTCAGGGATAATGGACGTGGAAAAGCCCAGAAGACTGCCTAAAAGTGCGATCATCTTTTGCGCCCGCTGGGCATCGGCGATCCGCCTTTTCCTACATAGAGTCCGAAGAACGCAGCACCCGCGCCCACGATTGTGGAAATAAATGCCGCCTGTGCATTGGTTGGATCTGACAGCGCCATGAACCACATCGTGGATTCATAAAAGGCGTATATATATGCCAGCATTATCAGCCGGGGGATCACCCGGAACTTATCAAGCAACCCAGCCGTCTGATTGCACCAAGTTTGCGCGTCGTCCCCGGTGGGGGGCGCCAGATCAGAGGCCAGCAATTCGTATTCGCGGGAGGTCTCAACGACCTTGACCACATTGTCAGCCATTGGTGTCTTCTTCCGCCTTCAAAAACAATGCTGAAATTCTGTTGGCCCGTTCGCCGACCTGGTCGGCCCACTGGCTGTCCAGGGCTTCCGTTGCGGCGGTGTCAAAATCACCATCCTTCAAGGCCGCCAGCATACGGGAAAATCCTCGTAATCTGGGCACCCCGAGATTGAATGCCATGTTCGCCAGACCGCGCTGGGCCGGTTCCGGCATCTTGCTCCACCACGGAAACCCGGCATTCAGTTCACTGACAGTGCGCTTGATGTCGTTGTCCAGCAGATCCATCGCCTCGACGGCGGAAATACCTATGGCGTCTAAATTTCTGCCGGTGCCGATCGTCAAGGCGCCAGCCGTGCAATGGTACGGCTTCAGCTTGACGCCTTCGTCCATTTTCAAATCGTCGGAAAGTTGTTTTGCGTCCATTTTTTCTATCGGCTTGGGGCGGTTGAAAATACGTTCCGGCAATTCGCGGTAGACCAGACAGTCATAGTTTTCAGTATGGCCTTTCAACGGCCCGTTGAACTTCCAGCCGTTTATGATGTAGCCTTCAATTTCGTGATATTCGGCATAGCGCAATTCAATTTCTGCGCGGTTTCTCATTTACCGAATGCCTTTTTGAAACTCTTTTCTTCATTTTCTGGCGTCATCATATCGCACGCTATTGTCGATGTGAGGGTGGTGATGTCCTGCACTCGGCGAAATAAGCAAACGTCCAGATCGACGGCCACCAGGCAAACGATGTCGCAGTCATCCTTCGTGAGTTTCCGCCGCCGTATTCCGCGGCTGGTCATAAATTGGTACCACCGGCCATCTTTTTGTGGTGATTTCGAAGCCTTGACCTGGATACGCTTGATGCGTTTGTCCTTCATGGCGATCAAGTCAACGCCTTCCGTCGTCGCCACGACCACGCGCCAGCCGTTCTTTTCAAGACAGGCCGCCGCCAGATATTCGCCTGCGCGACCAACATCATTGTTGTCGCCGACCAATTAACTTGCCCGCGCCAGCCGACGAATTTCTTCTTTCAAATGCTCAACGTCTTTTCCCAGAGACGTTAGTTCGCGAACTTTGGCTTCCAGATTTGACGGCGCAGAGATGTCCGTCAAAATGTTGACGCGCTGACGCAGGTTGTTGGTTTCTACGTCGATGCGGTCAAGACGATTATCGAGTTGCCTGATTGACGCCTTAAATTCTTCAAGTTGAGCGGTGATGGCGCCAATTTGATGTCTGGCGATTGCCATGGCAGCGACAACGCTCGCAAAAACAGCGCCGACAGACAGGAGCATTCGAAGATCGAATTCCATATGAAATCACTTTTCTGCCGCGCTTTCCGCGCGCAACGCTTTCCGATTTATGCGCCATCTTTGAATGAGGACAATAATCGACAGAGCGCCGATGGCCGTGCCGAGCAGAGTGTTGAAATCCCCGCCAAGAATAAAATTCCAAAGTGATGCGGCAAAACCCGATCCGGCGGCAGCGGCGTCTATGTTTTCAGGTCTGATCGTCACGCGGGGTCAGCTTTCGGTGGCGGGTACTTATTCCCGGTCATAGAGAGATCGGTCCCGGTCCCCTGGATACAAGCCAAATTATTCATGTTGGGCCGAGTGACGACGACTGTCCAGCTCCCGTGCGAACTCGCGAAAAGTTCGAATAGCGAATCCCCGGCAAGCCCATGGGCGACGACGATCTCCCGATATTCTTGCAACAGCCGGTCAGCTATCTTGTGATGAGCCTGGCAGATTAAAGGCATCTGCTGGGCCTGGACGGCAGGCATTAAAAAAGCCGCCACGAGGGCGGCTGCGAGGGCGGCGGCGAGGCGGGTCATTCGGGGGTGCCGTCTACTTCTTGGATCGTGGAGGTGCCCGCCTCGACCTCTTCCATCATGCGGGCGTAGTCCGTATTGTTAGGGTCTGGCGGAATATTCACATTCGGAGTACCTTCTGCTGCATAATATTTTGTGCGGCCATTGTCGATATGCTTAAAATATTTCATAGTTATAACTCCGCTGCTGCTTCAAGTACCTGGCCAGATTTAAGTTCTACAAAAAGACCGTTTCCATCCACATATCCTGAACCACTGGCAATCGTAGCAGTTACACTATGAATCCCTGCCGCATTGGTGGACAGAGTGCCATCAACCCCGCCGGCAGATGAATCGATGGTGTTAAAAGTTCCCCATGTCATGGTTGGCGCTGCCCTCATTGTGGTTGGAAAGTCTAACCCGCCAACAATACCAGTTGATGTACTCCTACAGGTTCCAGCCAGACCAACTCCACTGGCAGTAGTCCATTTAACGTAATAGCGTTGGCACTTAGCTAATGTCGTCCCGTAATCTTCTGCTTGAAACGATGTGGAGACACTACCTAATTCCAGTTGCACATTGGCTAGAAAGAAATCGTTGCCCGTGTTGTCGAGTAAATTCTGCTGGTTTGATGTTGCATACCCTTCTGTGCTGGTCTGCCATGCGTCCGCTGTGGATTGGTACGTGCCAGTCGCCATCAGCGGAAAAACCAGCCACAGGCTTGCATTAGCATCGTTGTCGATAACAGGGACAGAGGTGCCGGGGGCGGGGAAATCGACAGTTATGTATTCCCAAGTATTTGCCGACGTGACGGTATATTCCGTGCAGCATGAGTCATTTCCTTCCTGAAGATACACCGCAACGCAATGAGTGCCAGATTTTGGCGATTTAACCCAGAAGCTCAAAGCCAACGGATAATCGTCAGTTGCTTGCCCCCAATTCAAGTGCTGTAGATTCTGCCCTTCCATCTTTTGGAGAACGGCACTGATGTTATTGCCCGAAGTGTCAGTGTCAGCCGTGGTCACGTCAATTTGTAGGCAATATCTAAACGGGCCATCTGTGGTGCCAGCAGTTGCTTGACTGGCGGTGTAACGGCCTGATGAGGATGTTCCGTAGTGTGTCCAACCATCAGTTCCGTAGTAAACATAGTTGGTGCCGCCAATACCCGTCACCGACGATCTTTGAGCCACTGTGAAACCGCCATTCAAAAGCAAATTCTTATTTCCGCCCGGAATTGGATTTGCGCCGCCAGTTATACTGCCGAACCGGAATTGCTCCGTGCCGCCAGCAGTCACTCCAACGGTATCGGCGGCGGGGAAATATAATCCAGTGTTAGTGTCCGCTGTCGCCTGCAATGAAGGCGCCGAAACCGTCCCGGCGGCTGCCGACAACGCGGTCGTGGTCTTCAATGTCGCCAGTGACTGGGTGCCGTCGTACAGCTCGGCCAGATCCTGCATAATCGCCCGCATCCAGTTATTTACGTCCGATGGGGCCATGCCTTCCGCGCACGAAATTGACTGCAACGTCGTGTTGGATGCCGCCGTTTTTGAATAGGCTGATATTGTGTCTGCCATAAATTAACTCCGTAAAAAACCCGCCATCGACGGGCGGGTTGGTTATTGTCGCCGACCAGCGCTCTTGGCGTATGGCGGCTGTGGTTCCATGTCTTGCAGGCGGCCTGCCTGGAATGCGGCCCTCCCGCCTGGGCCAAGTAGCCCACCCCATTTGCCGCCGTAATAGGCGGTCTCACCCATCAAGCGGGGGATGGTTAGCGGTAGCCCTGCAACAAATGTTGGATCACTGAAGGCGTATAGGGCGGCACCGGCAGCAGGCACCCTAGCCAATCCACGTGGGGCTTTTTCGTGTAAGGCTTGCCCCGCCAGTTTCGGCCTCAGGGTTGCTGCCCCGGCCTTCTCTAATTGTTTCGCCAACTGTCCGCGTCGGCCCCAATTCGTATAGACATTGTTTCGCATGATTGATTGCAGGGCCTTTAAGGATGAACCAACCTTTGCCTTTTTCCCCGCCAGCTTAAACTCGTCTTGGATCTCTAGGATCAGGCCGGTGGCCCTCTCGTATTCGGACATGATGTCGGCGTAATCGGGGGCCTGTTCAGCTATCACTTCTCTGACGGCGTGATACATCTCGTCCGCTATTTTACGGTCAGGCGTGCCGAACTTCGTATTTTGCCGGATGCTGCCTATGGCCTGCTTCAGAGCATCGAGGCCCTCGACGGTTCTGAATATGGCCGGATCAGCCTCGGCCCATTCTTGAACTTTATTTGCAATCTTTTCAAACGTACCCGCTACTTCTTCGCGGACGACTTTACCGTGGAAAAGTCCGGCCTCTCCGACATCGCCCAGCTTCTTTGTAATGGGGCCAAAGTCTAGAATCTTTGGATCAGAGGTAACTTCCGCCATTTTACTGGTGTATGCCGCCGCTCGTTCTTCACGTAGACGGGCCAACGCCTTATTAGCGTCATTCACAACCGTATCAAGAGGTGCCTTACCCCGCATATTATCCAGAAAATCCTTGGCCATCTGGCCGCCGGTTTTTCCTGCCTTTGCGGCTGCACTTAAAGCGTCAGAACCGACACCCGTTGTTAGTCCGACGCCTATCTTAGCGACAGGGGCGGCTACCTTTGTTGCTGCGGTGACCGGATCAACAAAATCCGCAGCGGTTTGAACAGCCCTGCCAACTTTACCTAACGCAGACGGCGCACGGGCTGCTGCCCCACCAAATCCGGTTAATACAGTTGCGAGGTCTGCTAAAGATCCGGCTGGGTCTGTCGCCAATGTCCGCTTAATGTTTTCAACGCCCCAGTAACGGTCCATGAAAAACTGACCCACAGCGTCCGCAACAGCTTCGTCGGGCTGTTGGCCAGGAATTAATTTTTGATAAATACCTCTACCAAGAGCCGCTATAGATTTTGCCGTTCCTATCGGATCAGTGAATGGCTGTACTATATCGCTGCCTAACTGGACCGCGCTTTCAGGCAAATTAGAGACAGCTTGCGTCGCGACATCCGACCATGAAAGCGGCCCTGCTACTGGGTTATCAGCAAGTTGAATATCACCGGCTGACATATATTTTTCCGCAGCCGCACTTGCAGAGCCACGAGTTTTATATTTGTCCTGGCCAAAGAATATTTGTCTTCCATCCGGGGTTTTCAGACCCCAACCGGGACGCCCATTCTTTACGGCTTCGACTAGGTCAGCCATTAGCCTTCCTCTGCATTGTTAAAATCGGCGCGATCCCTCATCACAACATCTTTTGGGTCGTACTGATGTCGTATAGCCAAAGCTCTATATTTATCGCTGATGACATTAATTCGGCCCCGTGCGCGGTCGGATAGTTGAATGATCCGCTCTGCCATTGTCTTCGCAACCTTTGGATCGATGATGCCGCCCTTAGTAATTCTGTCGATTTGCAACATTATGGAACCGATCAGGCTTTGCGCTTGCCGACCCAACTTGACCTCACCCTCTCGGACGACACTTTCTGGGTCTAGGGCCGTGATAAATGAGTAGAGTGTTTCAAGCTGCGCTGTCGGACCAATTTCGGGAAGTTTCAGAATGTCCTGCGCCCTCATTCCCATATTTACAATCGGGCTGATGGCGTTGACTTTCTTGTCGTATTCCTTCCGCCATTTCGTCGTTGTATCCAGCATGCTCTGCCGCTTTGATTGGACATCTTGCTGACGCTGACGGGCCTCACCCTTAAATTCTCCCAGCGTCTTGCCAATATCCGGTGATAGAGCGAGGCGCATGGCATCGGTATCAGATAAAGGCGGTGGTCCAGCAGCAGCCATTGACTGAGGCGAACTAACCATTTGTGGGGATACGTTAAAAGCATCACCGCTTTGCCCGGTAGGCGCAGAGACTAATTCAGAACTAGTGGGGGCTAGTGGTGTGCCCACGCCTGGGAGCGAACCCCGGCCACCCAAGTAGCGGCTCAATACCGCACTACGAATTTTTGCTTGTTGTTGAGCCAACGCTCCTGCCCGCAGTGCATTCTGGTATTGCAGCTTATTCATCTGTTGCTGCATCCCAGCAGCCTGGGCCTGACGGTAATTAGCGGTAGCGTTAGCCATTGCGTTCGCCATCGCCGCGCCCGTGCTGACCGGCATACGGGTTGGCCCGCCTGCTTGTGTCAGCGCCTGCGCGGCACCACCTAACGCCGCCCACCGGGGGTCGAGAAGGCCGCCAAAGCCAGTGCCACCGCCGACCTGGCCGAACAGTCCTGAAAATGGATTTGCCATGGCCGCCCCCTAACCCAACAAACTCAAGCCAGCGCCGCCAAGCGCGCCCAGCCAAGGATTGACGCCCACCATATTTGCGAACTGCGCCCCAGAGAATGCGCCGCCAAGACCGCTTGCCACGGGGTTCTCGTAGTACGGCGTGGCGGCTTGCCAACTTCCCGTGCCTGACAACGGCATCCCTTGGATTTGACTGATGTATGCACTAAGCATGTCCCTCGGACGCTGCTGGTAGAAGCCGAAACGTGCGACCTTGTCGGCCAGTTCCCTTTGAGCCTGCGCCCCTTGGGTTGCGCCGATTGCCGCCAGCCTTGCCGGGTCGGCGTAGTCAGTGGCTGCTATCTGCGGAGCCATGCCGATCATTTGATTTTGTCTCGCCCGTTCGGCTGCATATTGCGTAGCACCAACGTCGGCTAAACCACGACCGAATGCCTCTGTGGCCCTCTCGGTAGCTAGGGCCTGTGCGTTGCTGCCAAGCCTGCCAGAGCGGGCAAACTGCGACGTGATGCCTGGTAGTACCTGTTCCGTGAATTGCTGTGTAGCGGGCCTGACAGCGGCGTTATACATCTCAGTATATCGGGGACCGCCCAGCCAACTGCCGGACAGCGTGTCCACCGCGCCCTGTTGCGCCAGGGGATTCAGCGGATTGCCGCCAAGCGCCCGCAAGCGAATGAGGTTTTGCGCTGCGATGGTATCCGCCGATTGTGGCGCTACCGTGCTGAATGGATAATATTCCTGTGGCGCAGTCTGGTATTGCCGCTGCGCCTCACCAAGACCATACGATAGGTATGGCTGCACGCCAGACCATGGGTCTCTATTTTCAGTCGTAACGATCTGTCCGCTAGGTTGCGATGATCCGCCTTTTGACATTCAAATCTCCTTAGCCAACACTGTGGCCACTTCGTCATAATCTTTAAGTCGGCGTGCCCAGCCTTTTCGGCCAACCAGTTCGATACGCCGACACCCTCGCTGGCGCGCCCACGGGATCACCCGGTCGCGTTCCAGCCCCCGCAACTCTTCGTATTCACCGCCTGCCAACCAGATCCGGCAGTGGGAACCGTTGGGGTACCCAACAATCTCGGTCACCATGGCCGAGTTATCCGCAGGCCAGAACTGGGCCTGGTCGTTCCTCAACAGATCGAGGATGTCATGCTCGGTATGCGTATCACCCGCGTGTTCAAGAGCCGCCAGGATGTGGTGACGCAAGCGCTTCCATTCATCCCAGAATGACGTAGCGGTAGGTTCTGTCGCTCTGGCTGTTGTTTGCATGGGTCAGCGTTAAAGTCTGCTTTCCTTGGGCACTCACGTAGATGGTACCGTTGCCAATCTCGGCAGCGGCATTGGCCGTGGTTGGCATCAGTCCGAAATAGCTAGTGGCGCTAAGGCGCTTATCAGCCACTGCTGTCGTTGCTGCACTGGCCGTTAATGTCACGCTGCCAGTGGCGTTGATGCCGCCGTCTAAAGCTCTGTTGACGACTTCCGCGATCTGGCGGGGCGTAGCGCCAGCTTGTGGAAGCCTCCGAAATTGATTGTCAGCCATCAGCGCATACCGGCGGCCTGTACCTGAACATCGATGCCTTGGGCATTTGTCCAGACGCCGCTGACATTCAGCCGGACGCGGTGAAAGCGGCCATTGGCGCGAACAGGTGCCCATCCGTCCGCATTAACGCTAGCCGCCGTGGTTGCTGTCTCGTCGTCTTGCTGCCGGTTGCGGGTCAGCACCTGCACGGTTGTCGTCGGGCTGATCCCAGTGACCAACGGCGTGACCGCATTGACCATGGCGCGTTGGCCATCGGGCAATGCCTGTTCGCCGGTTTCGATAACGCTGGTCAGGGCGGTGCCGGTGAACGTGCTGATCTTACTGGCGTCACTGCCAGCAAAAGCGAACTCGCCGCCTTTCCAAATCGAACTGTCCAGACTAGCAGGCAAGGCGTCCAGGCTGCTGTTGACGTTGTTTAACTGTTCGAGTGTGTAGCCAGCCGTGAAAATTGGCGCGACCACATCCGTCTCCACCTCGCCTCTTGACCAACGGCCCAGTGAATAATTGTAAATCAGTAACTTGTTTGGTTGTGATCCGCCGTTGCCACCGCTGTAGGCCAGGACATAGAGTTTGTTGACCGGGTCGATGGCCGCAGAACAGCGTTCGACGTCACCAAGGTTCAGGTCATCAGCAAAAAAGCGGTCCACCTTCTCGGTGCCGATTGGCGTCGATGCCGCGCCGTCAAATAAATAAAATCCGTCGTTGCTGTAATAAATTGTGTTGTTGCCGAGAGCTGCGACGCTACCGGGTATCGAACAGCCCCTGGTGGTTTCCACAGCATCGAACTGGAAGACCAAAGGCGAACCAGCGTATGTGCCGCGGACAATGCCTTTTTCGCATAAGATGGTCGCGAACTCACCGCCGACCAGGCCGGTAATGGCACCCAATCCATAGATTGTTTGGGCGTCACTTTGCGTTGTAGCGCTGGCCGCCCAAGCCGTGCTGTCTCCTAAGCCGGACCAGCGTACCTGTTGGTTGCTGGTCGAGGTGTTGGCGGTCATGACGAAGTCCCTGACGACCGCGATATATTTGGCTGTCGGTGCGCCGGAAACATCAGCGAAAAGCGATGAACTGCCGAGCGTGTAGGACTGCAATATCTGCGAATTACTGGCCGCGATGACGATGTTTCCGAACTGCACAAACCGCCAGGGTTCGTCGCCGGTCAGCGTGTAATTACCGGACTTGGAAACATTGTCGAGGTCGCTGTCACCAACACCAAATAGATATAGTTTCGTGCCATCCCCGGCAAACAACTTGACTGTGCCACTGGACTGCTTGGCCGGGAAAATCCCCCGCAGGCGTGCGTCCGCAGCATTCGATAACGCCGATAAACTGGGCAATGGCCGGTAGCCACGCGCCGTAGGTATTACGTTCAGGGCGTCCGCACAGCCAGACCCCAGGCTTGGCTGGTCGGGCGTCCATTCGCCAAAATTAACTGCCGTCATTGCCTCACCCAACTTTCATTTCCTGTCGATACCGTAGCCCAGACTTCAGACCCGGCGCTGATTTCTGACCATGTCTCGCTCTCGTCCGATACGGACGACCAGTCCTCGCCAAGGATTTCTCCAGCAGCAACCACCGTCACTGTTGGCGCCAGTGCGGCCTCACCAAGGGCTGTGCGTGTAGCCTCCGCGCTGATTGCGGCACTCACCGCCAGGGCGCTTTCACCCAATGCAACCCGCGTGCCAGCGGCAGCAACCGTAGCCGATACACTTGGCGTGGCTGCGCCTAGCGCAACCCGTACGCCAGCCGCTGCAACTGTTGCTGAAACACTTGGCGTAGCCGCGCCTAGCGCGACCCTAGTTCCTGCCGCTGCAACTGTTGCCGAAACGCTTAGTGCTGCCGCACCGCCGATGATCTTTTCGGCTGTCGCTGCAACCGTGGCCGAAACACTTAGCGCAGACGCACCATCCCTTAGTGTCGCAGTGTCCCAGAACGAGTTATCAAGCGACGTCGGGAAGTTATCAAGGTTCCCGCCATACCAAGAGTCGAGTTGGTCTAGTGTTGGGCCAACAATGTCGGCCATGTGATTAGGCCGCCGTTATGGTAATCGCGCCATTGGCGATCTGCATGACGTCCCCGTCAGAAATGACCTTGGAGGCCGTGAGGCTTCCGTGAAAGAGCAAGTTTCCAGAACTCACAGCGTCGTGTATTCCGATATGTGTCAAAGTGCCCCAAGCTCCCCCTGAGGCCGTAGGGAAGGTCACCACGCCTGAAGAGGTGGCTACACCACCGGACGCTGCGCCGAAGTTAATATCCTGCCGCGCATACCCGTTCCCTGAAATTTCTGTCCCAGACCCGGCGTCGGTCGGGTCCGATGTCCAGAGTGAAAGGAACACGTTGGTCGGCGCTGTGTATGACCCCGTTCCAAGCATGTGATCTAACATTTCGTTTTCGGCAAAATTACTTAAAGCTGCCATTTAATATTCTCCTTACGGGGTAGAGCCGGTTTTCATTTGTAGAGGCGATCCGCCCCAACGCGCCTCGTCGTCCTCGGCCTTGATCTCGGACATCGCCCTACTGAATAACTGGTCAAAGTTGTTGGCTTGGTTGGGGCCCATCAAATATCTGTGAGCCTCTGTCAGCGTGCCGTACAAGTAGGCGTCTGGGGATCGCGTCAGATAGGTGTTGACCGCGTTGCTTGAACTTAGGGCCGGGATGCCTTGGGTATATAAAATCTCGGCGGTGTAGCCGCTGTCCGGTGTCGGTGCCCATTTTATTTCGGTGCCGATCACCGTATAGACCAATGGCTTGCCGGTCGTCGTGCTGGGATAGGTCCGCTCTAGTTGGCTAGGCGGCATGTAGCGCAGCACCGTTGTCGGCGTGGTGTTCAACTGGACTGCCCTGATCGTGCGAAGATCAGTAGGCAACGACGTGTAAGCATCGTCGGCCACCAGGGTCGCGGTAGAACGCACCTCTTGCGCACGCGCAAAAACGGTCCTGTTGATCCGGCCTTCGGCCAGTGCGATGAACTCCGGTATGCGGTCGGTCAGGTCATCTCTGCCCAGCCAATTCGCCGCCGCCGTCTTCAATTCATCGAATGTTGTGATAGCCATCTAAACCAGCCTGCCGCCTGTGGTGCGGAAATGTTTGTTGTCTGGATCTTGCAACCAGCGCATCCAGCGTTTCTTGTTGTGCTTCGGGTCGCCGAACTTGGCCAGCAAGTCGAAGTAAATTGCAGTCGGTATCTCGGCCACTTTCTGATGGTGCTTCTGCGTGTTGCCAATCATCTGGCCGGGTCGCCAAGCGGATTCCTCTGCCTTGGCAGCATCCAAAACCGGCGAAGCATCTTGTTCAGTCCTGAAGCCCAGACCATCGGCGTCATCAGTCAGCCAGGTCTTTCTTCGCAAAAGTGGATCAGATGATAAAAGTCTTTTACCCATGGCCTCGCCATAAAAAAAGCGGCCTGAGCCGCTGGAAAAGGTGGGGGAGACCGAAGCCTCCCCCGTTAGATACTGGTACTAGGAGCCGTTCAGGTCAGCTACCCACGCGCTTGCTTTTGGAGCTTTCATTATGAGAGTCCATTCTGAAAGCACGACGAACTTGGTAGCGTCTCCCGTTGGCGCTACAGATTCTACATTAAACATGCGGCCTGGAAGGTGGCCGATGCTGTAGAAATCCGAATCTAGCAACCAGATACGGTCGTCTTCATTGAATCTATCAATGACGACGTCCAACATGCCGAACTTGCTGTTTACTGCGAGGCTCTTTATCCCCGCTCCCACCTTTAGATGGGTGTCGGACTATATCATCACCCCGATGGGGTGTTCCGCGCTCTTGGGCCTTTACCGTCCCGGTGGGACTCCATGACCTAGTCTCTGGACCTGCCTGCCATTACTGACAGGATTGGCTGCTGATTACCTTGCCTTACGGTTTAGGCTTCCAGCAATTCACGGAATTTTAGACGGACCTCGGCTAGTGAATTTGATCCGTCAAATACATCGAAACGCTTCCGATGATTGTGGCTTCCTTCGGGGAAGTCATGTGCAACTGGTTGGTCACTGCGCTGCCCGAATTAAGGTCGGAGAAATTGACCTTGTTGGTGGGGCTAACCACCATCATGTCGGGCTGGCCGCCATCGGTGTAGGCCGCTTTCATGGCCGTATCGATTTTAGCCAACGTCAACGCTGCGTTAGTCCCGGCGAGATCGCTGACATTTGAACCATCGCCCGTCGCTGTCGTAGACGGCGAAATCACGCTCTGGTTTGTCATGTACGAAGCCAATTTACCGGCTTTACGAGTGTCCGAAGCATTACGCGCTTCAACAGTGATGAGACATTTCTCAATGTCGCGTCTTTGCTCTAACCCTTTGCCTTTTGTTCAACAGAGTTCGCAAAACCCTGCCCGTCCAATATTGGACTGCTGCATGTTTCCATACAGAGCGGACTATATCTTCACCCTATGAGGGGCTGGGCGCTTCGGATTGCTTAATCCTACTTCCTAGCGGAATAGTCTCTGAACCTTCCCCCGCAGGGGCTTGGCTGCTGATTGTCCTCGCCATCATGCGTTAGGATGTTCCAGCAATTCACCCAGTTGTTTGCTGCCTGTTACCAGACAGGCTACCCAAAAATACTAAGCAGCTTAACGTAGGCCGTTTCCTTGTCACGGCCTGCCTTATCGACCGCGTCCAATGTGCCGGATACGCTGGCGGCATTGGCCGAGATCTGATGGTAGTTACCCAATCTTGTGGTCATTATCTTCAGGACAGTTCGCTAAACCATCCCCGCCCCTCAGGGCCGCTGCATGTCGCCATGCAGATGAGACTATATTATCACCCCGGTGGGGTGTTCCGCGCTTCCCCGCCGCTTGGCAGGTACTCCTTTCGGATAGTCGTTGAACCTTCCCTTGCGGGCTTGGCTGCTGATTATCTCGGAGAGACTTCCCAGCAATTCACGGAATTTTCAGTCACGCCTTGCGACGTAACGGGCCTACAAATTAAGCCGTTGGGTTAACATACGAATAATCGGCCCCTTCGTTTTTAGCATTACCATTATCTGCGGCTGCTAATTCCTGGACCTGCCATTCGTGAAACACGCCCTTAGTTACTTCCCGTTTGGCATTCGAGAAAATGGGCGTCTCGTCTGGGTCGATTCTGGTTATGACATTAACCAAATCTTCCTTTTCGCCAATAGCTGACGAGGTTGTGTAGGTTGCCATGATGGCACCTCCTATCGTTCAAGCAGATATTCAACGGCTGCATCCATAGAATCTCTGCCCTTGGTTTGTGAAATGCGGGAGAGCTTGTCAGCCTGCCGCCTTGAGGATTTTTCGGCTTTGCTTTTAGGTCGGCCAGCGCGAACCATTCGGGGCGCGTTCTTGACTTTGACCTTGGCCTTGGGCGTTTCGTTCTGCAAGGCGTCGAATAACATTGCCTTACGCAAAATCGAAATTGCCCGACTATCAGATGCTTGGCTTAGCTCTTGCTCACTGAATCCGGAGCGCTGGGCGTATGTGATGACGTCGGATTTCTCCTTCGCCGCCACGTCGTTATCCCGCCATTCGGGTATTCGCTCAAGAAGTGCTGCGTGTTCATTCTGGAGATGCGCCGCCCACTGCTGTTGCGTAGCGGCGGTGTGCTGGGCCTGCAACGCTGCCCGTTCTTCTTGGACTTGGCGTTGTTTTTCTTGACGGTCACGAAACTGATCCCGCTGAACCATGTATTCCATTGGGTCGTCGTCTCGCAACTGGTCCCAGTTTGGTTCCGGTTCCCCGGCACCTGTCTGCAACATCTCGTCGGCCATTTGCAGCCTGGTGGCGAGGTGCGCTCTCATCTCTGAAAGCTCCTGGCTCGCCTGCGCAAATTGCTGGCGTTCGCCATCGACCGCTTTACGGTCGGCAGCTAATGCCTGCGTCTTTTGCGTATAGTCGCCACCACGCTGATAGCCAGCGATCAGCTCGTCCGCCGATACATCAACATCCTCACCGGCAACCTTTACCGTGTAGTAGTCAATGGTGGCTTCATCACTGTCGTCGTCATCGTCGTCTGCGACCTGGTCTTGGTCATCCTCGGCGTCTGCGTTTGCCGCTTCCACGGGCGCGTCGTCCTCGGCGTCGTCTGTGCCAGCGTCGAGTATTTCCGGCGCTGGTTGCTCTTCCGCTTCGACCGGAGGTTCCTGTTCTGGAGCCGGTATAGACAGAAGGTGTTCGACCGCGCTGTTTACAGACAGCGGGCCGGTGCCAGTCCCTTCAGGGATGCTGGTATCAGCCATAATTAATTAACCTTTCGATTGTGGCGGTTAGTCGATGCCTAGTTGCCGCCGGGAGAGTTCGCCTGTTACGGCGATTTGCTCGATGTGCCCGCGCACGTCGCGCAGGGCTGTGGTGAGCGCGAATAATCTCTCACGCTCGTCCGTTTGACCTGTGGCTGTTGCTTTCCAACTAGCCGTGTAGGTCGATTCCAATGTTTCAAATGCTTCCGCTAACAGTTCGTTTCGAAGAAGCAACTCGGCGGCTTTGCCGCGTGCGATTTCCTCTTCGCGGTTCATGGGCCTAGGAACATGTCAGGATAAGATTGTTTCTTCGGCTTCACTCGCCTTTCGTCTTCAGGAAGGGAAAGGTCTGGCGGCGGTGGCGGCGGAGCCTGCCAAGTCACCGTGTCTGGATCAAATACCCTCGTATTTTCACCATACGGATTTGGCGGTGATCCCATCAGGCCATACTCACCAATGTTGTACATGCCGCCATGTTGAGCCAGCCCACTCTCAGCCGCTACCCGCTCCAATTCTGGTAGGAACTCCCTAAACTTGGCAGGGACATCGCCCACCCACGGCACGATATTGGTTCCGCCGGATGTATGAACTGCGCCGGGCACGCCGCCTTCCGCGGCTCTCTTCATGACTTCAATCGATGCTGGGTTCAGAAAGACTTGTTGCCTTAGATTTTCCAGTTCGAGCGCTTCTTGTTCTGGGCCTTGCAACGCACGCTGGAAATAGTTCTCTAGCTGGTTAGCCATTCTGGGATCAGCGGTCGGATCTGGGGCCATGCGTCGCATGCCGTACATCGCTAAGGCCAGCGGCAAAGCTGCGCCTGCAAATGAACCGGCAGCGGCAGAGCCTGGGCCGCCGAGTGCGCCGCCTGTTAGGGCACCGGATGCGAAACCCGACATTGGAGCGCCAAGGTAAGTCGTGCCTAAAAATGCTGGTGCTGCTCCAAAGCCCGTTGCGCCAATACCGCCTAAATCCATAACCGCTTGCTGTGCAATCGTTGGCGTTGCTCCAGAACCAAGCGCCTGAATGCCGCCCAAGTCCATAGCCGCCTGCTGCGCCGTTGTTAGCCCCGGTGTCGTGGTCCCATAAGCTGACTGAATAGCCTGAGCTTGTTCCGCCCAAGTCGGGGCGAATTCTGACGTTGCCAGACCGCCATCGCCATATAATTGAGTGGCATCAATAGGCAGGCCTAGGTTGCCAGGTTGCGCGGCAACTGAAGCAGGGTCAACCATCGGGAAGGCATCCACCATTGGCGGCGTCAACGATTGAACCGGGGCGTTTGAAAGTAAGCCACCGTCTAGCGTTGGTGCGATCCCCTCACCAAACGCGCCACCGGGCATCTCTGGGATAGCGCCGCTCTGGTAAGCCTCAATTAATCCCGCTGGCATATCGCTAGGCCCGAACGACGTGCTGAAGAAATCACTGAGCGGCACGTCACTGAATGGATTCAATGCGTCCCAGTTCAGGTTGCCGGTATCGATGCCAGCATGGTCAAGCAGGCTTTTGCCCGTCAGTAGACTGGACAGGTTGTTGGCACCGCCAAGCACGGATGCAGCCGACAGTAAGCCGCCCAGCGTGCTGGTGTCCGCGCCGCCGCCGAAGTCGCCTGATGTCAAGCCTCCACCGCCACCGCCACCATAGCTCGGATAAGTGCCCGACCAGTCGCCGCCTGTCGGGGAATAGGCGTAGGCTCTTGTGGGCGCGTAGGTGGCAAAACCCGGTGCAGTCAGATATTCGGGCGTCGGTGGTGCCCAGGTTCCAATAGGCATCTAAACCACCGCCTTAATATTGGTGCCCTGTTCACCAATCTTGTTAGCCAACTTGATACCTTGCAGCCGCGCTTCGTTTTCAAGCTCGGCCTGCTTGAGTTGCATTTCCATCTGCAATTTTTCTCTGGCCAACTGGATGTCGGCTTCCATTTTCTCGCGCTTGATCTGGATGTCGGCTTCGGCCTTGGCCTTATCGATCTCAACCGCAGCCATGGCGGCTTGCGCCATCGGGTCGGGCTGTTGCTCTTGCTGGCCCATCTGTTGCGCGACTTCCGGCGGCACGTCGTTAAAGAACTGTCCAGCGTCCTTGAAGCCAGCAGCCTCGACCATTTTGCGCAGGGTGCCGACATATTGATTGACGCCCACGACCGGATTGGCTGGGCCGAGTGTTTGCAATAACTGTTCTTGCTTGCCAGCGATCTGTGCGAGTAACGCTAATTTTTGATCTTGTTGTGTGGTGCCCAGGCCGACATTCACGATCAGATCGAAACCGGAGGTCCACTCGCGTGGGTCCATTTCCACATAATTGTTAGTGAGTCTGATGATCTGCGGGGCATCCTGATAGTGGGTAACCAGACGTAGGATGCCTTTGAACAGGTCGCGGAAGCCCGTTTCGGCAAATACCCTGGCGATCTGTTCAACTTTGCACTGGGCTGCGCTGACTGTGGCTGCGACTGCCGTGGCCGTAGTTGACTGCAATGCGTCAGGGTCTAAGCCCATAGAGGCTTTGCTGATCCCGGTGCGGGTCTCGCGCACGTTGTCGAGGTATTCCAGCAACGGGAATGTGGACTGCCAGACCGGCTGTATCGGCAACGGCTGCACCATGCCCGGTGCGCGGACTCTCACTATGTTGCCGGGCCGGTTCTCCATCAGGTCGCTGATATTGACTTGGCCCTCGACCGCCATCACTCGCGGATTTGTAGATTGGTAAGCACCATCCATGATCTGCCGCAGTACCGTGGACTTGATCAACTGCAAGTCTTGCGTGTCGTCGGTGACCGACCGGCCAACCAGGCGGTGCGGGATCAAATGTGGCGTTAATGTGGCAAAAGGTAGTTGGTCAAATGGCTCGTCTTCTAAAATCTCGCGGCCCGCGCCGACGCAGAAGAAGCGCCGCAACTCGCTGACGCCCGTGCCGTCGTCTACTTTCATATAGGCTTCAACGCACTCGACCTCGCGCCTGCTTGGGTCGATAGTGCTGTCGCCGCCACCACTCGATAAATCTTGAAAGCGGGCCGTCACCTCCTCGCTCATGTTGCTCTCTTCGCCGCCGCTATACCGCTCGATGTCGTCGCGGTCGTAACCCATGGTGATCAGTTCGCTGACGCTCATCATGCGGCGGTGGCCGACGAAGTCCGCATCTTCCAGGGACTTCGCGTGGCGTGAATACAGAAACTCTTCGGGCGGCACGTTCTCCAGAACGCACTGGCCGTTTTCCAACTTGGTTCTGATTTTGACTGAATAGGTTGGCGGCAGGGCCTGCGCCATATCGCCGTATTCCTCGTCGGCCTCGTTGTCGGCGTAACCGCCGTAACCGATTTCCTGTTCAAGGATCTCGACCTTGGGGTCGTTGACCAGCATGGCCAGTTGGTTCTCGGTCAGGCCGTCGTAGGATTCGGGGCCGTCAAATTCCGGGTCACGCCAGTAGAACTTGACCACGCCAAGGCGGAACACCAGGGCGTCGTGCATCCAGTTCTGGATGACCTTGTAGCCGGGGTTCTGGTCGGTCACGATCCAGTTAACGTATTCGCTGGCTTGCTTGGCGGCGTCTTCGTCTTCAGGGTGGCGCGGCTGAAAG